ATTTTGACTTTAAACATAAATATGGAGACGTCCACGTCTCTCCCATTTATGCTTATTATTGTGGTAGTAAGGTAAGTGACGTATGGAGAGTATTAAAATTCTTCATATTCACCAATCGTAGTGACTTGCTCATGATATCATGAAATTCATCCAAGAAGAGATGAGATCAGATTGTTTGAGCAATCACTGCGAGGAAGTAGAATATGAAGGCCACACAAGTATGTTCGACATACAAACATGACTCAGTTATTAAATTATTTCAAAGCACGAAATGAATATAACAGGGCTTACTCTGAACTTATGACGAAATTTATTCAAATTTCTGACACCGTTCGAGCGGACCCAATTGTATCATTTTTTGAGAGTTATTTGCGTAAGCTAGGTGAAGCTTTCCTAAGTAGGAGCGCAGACTCGAAATTGTTTCTTTGGGGCTTATATGTTTTTATAGGTGCCTATATGACACGGAAAAGTATTCGTATCTTATTTTTCTTGTGGAAGTTATTTTCTAAGCGAAGTATAATGGTAATCTCACGCGCGACTGGAAATCGAGTATCTGAGGGCCGACGGGCCGCTTGGAGAATGACACTTCCGGTTGACGAGGTGAGAGGTTCATCACTCGCAGTTCTTGATACGTGTATGTACGCGGCTGAGACAGTCGGTACAGGTGCAATGGGCTTGTCTTTGACGAGTATGATATTAACTCCTCCAGAAATGGTTGGGACATACTCAAGCCCAATTGTTAATATTGTTAAGAGACTGACTGGATCTCTAATTCAGTTAAGACCTATTAAGATGATGCTTCAATATCCAGAAGTTTGCTTTATGGAACTCCCTCTCGTTTATGCTTATTATCGATGGAAGTCGATATCTAGTTCAAAAGGAAAGGTTACGGTCACTACGACTGTTAACAATTACCTAGGAGGAGGGATCACAAAGAAAAGTGTTACCGTTGATATTGCAGAACTCGCTGTTGGTGTTAAAAATGCCACGGGTCTACCATTTCTCGCTCGAAAATTCATCGAATTTTATGATGGAAGTCAGAATATCGGTATGTATAATATGACTAAAGTATTTATCGCCGAGTTTATCCGATGGATTAGTTCAAAGAAAGAAGAAGATTATATTCAACTGTTGATACTTGCCTTCTTATGGCCTTTGAGGATTGCTGCTAGCACGGTAACTTCATTTAGACTTGTACCAAGTGTTCCGGAAGTTAGACTTTCGGAAAAACAGACAGTACAAGTCGAACGTGATCTTCGTGATCGTCCTGATATCCTCGAAAGCGAGAAAAAGACACTCGTTAATAAGATTCTGACACGAGCTATTGAACCAAAGGTCGATTTCTCAAATCGTATGATCGCTGGAATTCTTCTCCCTGAAGAATTGTCTCTAGAAGTTCTTCGTGGAACATCAATTTTAAGAGGAGGCGACCAATTGAAGGAATTGTATGCAGTTAATGATGATCGCTTCCGGATTAAATTGCCCTTGAAGCCGGTCGTTAATAATGTATTTGCCTTCGATCTATTGAAGTATATAACTTCAGATTGGGCTCGCCGAATTGAGAAATTGATGAAAGTTCCCCCAACTCCTTATGCAGCAGCTGTTGAATTGACGAAGTTCGCTTGTATGAAGCCAATCGATTGGGATTACAACCAATATAGTCCATATGTAGGCATAAGTGAACGAGAATTTATCTTGCTCGGGCTCGCACGTGTGTTAAAATTAACTTCGGCGGATAAAGCCTTTGTCCGACGAGATTATGATTTGAATCCCGACGACTATTTAACGAGTGATACTAAGAAGCGTCATCCAGGTTGGAAGTGTCGATCTCTTTTTGGTCAAACAAAAATTGACTGCTGGAAATCTGCTAATGCGGTGTTCGCACAGATTATGAGTGAATTGTATTCTGGCAGATCAAAACATCTTGATGGACATGTTTGGCTATTTCTTCCAGTTGTTAAAAAGAATGCGTCAAGAAAACCAGAACCTGAATCAAGATGCAGAGGTGCAGTTATCCCCGAATTGTATGTTCAACAATGTTGGATGTTTATGATGAAGCCTTTCATAAACCTCATCAAGTCGAAAGGGGATGGATCTTGGTTGTATAGTTTCGAATTATTCCATGATAAATTGAAACATATTTACTTAAAATTCGAAAAACCTGGTTACGTTTATTCGAATGAAGATAAGGTTGACCACGGTGCGAGCTTACAACTTCCTGTTGGCGACCTGATCGCCGAATTTTTAAGCAGATATGTTCACTTCCAGGATGCACCTGAATTCTCTAGGATCGTATTTGATTCTTTAATGCAAGAAATGATCCTTGGTAAAGTTGGATTAGCCGATCCTGAAGGTATCGTTCATGTGTTTCAGACGACACGTGGTATGAAGGATGGAGTCTATGGCACGGATAAAATAGGAGGTCTATATACTTGTATTGGTGAACTTCATAAATTATGGAGATTCTATCATACTGATATAGAATTACGTACGACCTTCCCCGATATCCTGGATCTTATTAGCGTGAACATAGGACAAGTCTCTGGTGATAATTCACTTTTCGCTTACCCTTCAAAGTTGCATTACCTATCTGGTGTTAACGAGAATACCGCACGAATTTTGTCCGAAGTCGGTCTAACGGTTAAAACAGAAGAGAGCCTATGTGTGAGTGAATTGAAACAAGCTCTCGTAATGAGTTGGCACTTAGATAATATTTCTGTTGGAATGCCTTTAATTGTTGGTTGGAAGCCAACTGAAGAAATGCTGAAAGGATTCTTTTATCCTGAAAAGTTGCTTGATTATGACTTCATGAGCAAGACAACAAAAGATTATCTTGGTGAGATTATCATCGCGCTATATATCATGGGATTCTGGAATATAGAGGCTAGGAGATTTCTTGAATTTGCATGGCAAATATTGTGGAAGGACGAAGAAAATCATCAGATTTCTTTGCGACATATCAGTGATCTGGAATTTAAAACAGGATTGTCTCAATTAAGCGTTGACCCTGTGTTTACGGGTGAAATGCATCCTTATCCTCCGGAGAAGATTGTATCGTTGTGGTTCTCGAAGGATATTCCTGGTCTGATTACAAGATATGCAACAAATGGTCCGTCTCCACAACAAGCAGCTAGTACTGTCAACGGCTTAATGCAAATTCGAGAGTCGATTGACTTTATTCATGGTGAATATGGTGAGCACTATGTTGATGAACGAGACCCAAGGTCGGAAGTTCGAATCCCGATTGAGTGCGGGGCTTTGGTTGACCTCGGAAAAGATGCAATAGATATATCTACAATGATCGGTAGGAATATTCGATGGACTTACTTGAATTGGCGATATAATTTGGAAGAAGTTTTCGGACTTCTTTCACGTACTCCGAATTTCCCTCAATGGTTTGGAGTGTTGGATCTACTTTCTCAGTTATCTCTCTTATTGCATTATCCGCAGCAGGTATTGTTACATCGTTATCGTATGAGTACGAACGCCATAGCGACTTTAGTGTCTTTCTTTGTACCTCTGTATGAGGAGATAGTCTTCTCGATCGCAAATATATGTGGGATCCCTAGATGGTTCTTGACATGGAGCCAAATTTGGTTAGAAACACGGACTTCAAGTCGTCAGATAACGTGGAGTACTCTGGAGACAATGCAAGCAGAGCGATATGCCCCATTCATCGCGATCTTACTATTTAAGATATGTTTCTTTAACTTCTTTCGAAGTTGGACTCTTGGAAAGAGAATTTTATTCCACATGTTCTGGAATATCATATTTGTTTTACCATTGGATTTAGTTCGATGGTTTATTGAAACAAAGATGATCAGTCCTATGGTTGCTCTTCGCAGAACATTGGAGTTTTATACTCAAAAACCTTAACCGGTTAAACACTCGAGCCGAAGCGAGACTAAATATTACTTTGGACAGGTAATACAGTATTTACTGATTATCGGCGTTAGGTGAAATTTCTAACACGTAGAGAAAGTGATAGTGATCACCACCACATATCTTGACAGTCTAAGTCGAAGATATTATGTCTACTCCAGCAACTCCTAAGAATGCAAAGAAAAACCAGAATAAGCCTTCCGCAAAGCCTGCCGCTAAAGCAGACCGAATTGCAAAGCGAGCCGCTAGGAAAGCAGTGCGAAAGCTCGAAAAACAACAAGGAGTCCCCGCAGGACTCCAATCCAGAATTGGGCAAGTCTCCGACGATGTCAGGGACATTATGCTCATGCAGGCTGCCCCAGCAGCGTCCGACGTCATTCGATACTCTGGAGGAAATCAAAGAGCGACTAGCACGGCTAAGCCCGTCTATGCAGAGCCAGTTCCTTGGTCTAATGGAGCTGCTACAACCGCAAAACAAGCTCTTAACAACGGGGACACTTTCCTTGCTGTCTTTAGAGATGTCCGACGAAACATTATTGTTTACGATCCGAATATCACAGCCAAAGGTTGGCAATATATCGTCAGAGTCGTCGATACCTCAGGTGCAGCAGACGTTCCACATATGAGTGAAGAACCCCCGGAATATTCCTATGCTGAAGCTTTGCTTTCTTACACCCCTCATGGCCCTTATCTATTTCCTGGTAGAGATGAGGAAGGTAATACCTATTTTTGGATTGATAGCCCAGATTCGTCATCAACGGTAGAGTTTTCTAATTTACCGACGACACAAAATTATGTACGTGGTACCTGTTATTCTCACGGTCAGGTCCAAGATGATGTTACAGTTACATGCCCATTAGGCCCAAATACCTTTTCATTCCAAGTTCCTTATTCTGGCTATTGGAGATTTACAGTATTTAATACGAATCCTGGAACGAATAACGGTTACAATATGATAATATCTGGAACGTCATCAGTATTTTGTCATCTCCCTGCAACGGATTACGTACAAAACATGTCCTCTGCAACTGGAGGGCGAGTGTTAGCAGCCTCGGCGATGTACTCAAATCGTGCATCATCCTTTGTTGCAAAGGGAGATATAACTATTGCTCAAATCCCAGGAGAAGAAGATTGGATGTCTTCAGTCGGATTGAGCGAACAAGGTACGGCAGCTTTTGGTGTTCCATCAGCAACGTTACAATCCCGTCCTCGAGATCAATGGGAGTCCCTACCCGTGAAGGGAGGGGCATATGCATTCTTGAAGTTGCAAGATCTTGATAATGATTTAAAAATGAGAACCTTACGAAAGGTAGGAGCGAAGACCGCTTACCCTTTTTGTGAACCGTATGAGCTCTCATCCGGGTGTGATTACTTAGTGATAACACCCTCAGTTGCTTCAAGTGTTGGCGATACATCCCAAGATGGCAGATGGGAGGTCAACACTTCAATTGAATTTACGACCGGCAATTCATGGTGTGAGGTTGGAAGAGCGAAAGTGCGCCCGACTGAGTGGCTCGATATCGAGTATTATATACGCGATATGCCTCAGTTTTATGATAACCCATTCCACTTGAAAGATATTTTCAAGTTTGCTAAAGAAAAGATTCTCCCTATTGCAGGTCAGATTCTAGGTCTTACAGCATCAGTAATTCCTGATCCCCGAGTTAAAGCTATTGGCTTTGGCTTGGCTACTGGTGCTGAAATTATAAACCAGATCGCAAATGGTAATTCTGTCAAGGATCAGAAGATTTATGCGTAATTAACAAATCCCCGAGTTCACGGGGTCCTTTCTAGTAGTGTTGGAGGAAAAACACTAGTAAGTATGAATACATGGTTCGAGTCCATGAATTTTTAGCATGGTGCTATTTATACAAAAAGATAAAAA